AATCAATGAACCATTAATATTCAAGGGAGGATAATATGGATTTTATAAGCAATATGGTGATGTGGGTAACAGCAATTGTAACTGCTAGTTCAATTATAGCTGCAGTCACTCCAACACCTAAAGACGATGCTTGGATTGGTAAACTATATAAATTTATAGATTTACTTGCGTTAAACATTCTTAAGGCTAAGGATAAATAATGTCTAATGCACCAGACGCGTTTGTATATAACGCGACTTTGGAACGAATAGTCGATGGTGACACCTTCGACTGTTCGCTTGATCTTGGCTTTGATGTCAAGCTTCATAAACAAAGGGTTCGACTGGCTGGAATTGATACGCCAGAGTCAAGAACAAGAGACTTGGCTGAAAAAAAATTAGGATTAGCGGCAAAGGAAAGACTAAAAGAACTTTGTTGTGGTAAATTAAAAGTTAAATCACTAGGAAAAGGTAAATATGGCAGGATACTTGGCATCCCTTATACAGAAGATGGTAAAGATATTTGCCAAATCCTCATCGAAGAAGGACACGCAGTTGAATACCATGGTGGTAAAAAAGCAAAAATTTGGGGAGATTATTAACATGAACATATCTCAAGAAGGATTATCTCTAATTAAAAAATTTGAAGGTTGTGAATTAGAGGCCTACAAGTGCGCAGCAGGAGTCTTGACAATAGGATATGGTTCAACCAAAGGCGTTAAAGAAGGCGACACTATTACCCAGGAAGAAGCAGATAACTTGCTTTTACACGAAATGGAAGAGTATGAAGGTTATGTAAAAGATGCAGTAACTGTTGATTTAAAACAAAATCAATTTGATGCTTTAGTAAGTTGGGTATTTAATTTAGGTCCAGCTAACTTAAAAGCTTCTACTATGTTAAAAGTATTAAATAATAAAGAATTTGATGATGTTCCAGCACAAATAAAACGTTGGAATAAAGCAGGTGGTAAGGTTTTACAAGGACTTATCAGAAGAAGAGAAGCAGAAGCCCTTTTATTTGAAGGCAAAGAATGGCATGAGGTGTAACTAATGCCACTTAGCAAAATTGTATTTAAACCAGGCATTTATAGAGAAGGAACGGAATACGATAATGCAGGCGGTTGGTTTGACGTAAATCTTGTACGTTTTAGAAAAGGAAGACCAGAAAAATTTGGCGGTTGGTCAAAAGATAGTTCTAATAGTTTTTTAGGAACTGCCAGAGCCTTACATGCTTGGAACTCTTTAGGAGGTACAAAGTACCTAGGAGTAGGAACTACCTGGAAATATTATATTAGAGAAGGAGACAGTTACTCAGATGTTACCCCCATACGAAAGACTACGAATAATGGCGTTAATTTTTCTGCTACTAACGGCAGCTCTACTATAACAGCAACAGATAATGGACATGGTTCAGTTATAAATGATTTTGTTACTTTTTCAGGAGCTGTAAGTTTAGGTGGATTAATAACAGCAGAAGTATTAAATCAAGAATATCAAATAACCTCTGTTACTAGTAATACTTACACTTTTGTAGCTAAAGATACCTCTGGTAACGAAGTTACAGCAAACAGCTCTGATAGTGGAGATGGCGGTAATCATGTTGACGGAGTTTACCAAGTAAATGTAGGTTTAGATGTTTATATTACTGGTACTGGTTGGAGTTCTGGTACTTGGGGTGAAGGAACTTTTGGCTCTACAACAGCTTTATCTGCTACTAATCAGTTAAGACTTTGGACACATGATCACTTTGGCGAAAACCTTATAATAAACCCTAGGGCTGGCGGTATATATAGATGGGTAGAAAATGACGGCCTTACAACAAGAGCTGTAGATCTTTCTACTGTATCTGGGGCTAACCTAGTTCCAACAGTAGGGTTACAGGTTATTACATCTGAAAAAGACAGGCATTTAATTGTATTAGGTTCAGACTCAGTATCAGGAGGAGCAAGGACTGGGACTATAGACCCGATGCTTATATCCTTTAGCGATCAAGAAAATGAATTAGAGTTCCAACCTTTAATTACCAATACTGCTGGAGATTTAAGACTTTCTTCTGGTTCTTCTATTATTGGGGCTACAAAATCTAGACAGGAAATACTTATATGGACTGATACTGCTTTATACAGTATGCAGTTTGTTGGCCCACCTTTTACATTTGCAGTTAACCTTATTAACGAAGGTACTGGTCTTATAGGGCCAAAAGCGGTTATTACTTCAGCTCAATCTATTTATTGGATGTCTTCAACAAACTTTTACGCATATACAGGTAGCGTACAAAAGATACCTTGTAGCGTTCATAATTACGTATATAGCGATATTAATTTAAGTCAATCATTTAAAATACATGCGTTTACTATTACTGAAAAGTCTGAAGTTGGTTGGTTCTATTGTTCTTCAAGTGCAACAGAAATAAACAGGTATGTTATTTATAACTACGAAGATAATGTTTGGTATTACGGTCAACTAGAAAGACATGCTTGGCTTGATAGTGGTATTGAAAACTATCCTAGAGCTACCTATAACGGTTACTTATTTGAGCAAGAGGATGGGTTTAACGATGATGGTAGTCCTATGACTAACGTATTTATAGAAAGCTCAGACTTTGAGGTGGGAGAAGGCGAGCAGTTTGCTTACATACAAAGAATGTTCCCAGATTTGAAATTCTTAGCTAATTCAGATTCAGGCAAGGTAAATCTTGTTATTAAAACCAGAAATAATCCTGGAGAATCTTTATCAACCAGTTCTACATCTTCTGTAGGATCTTCAACTGGACAAATTAGCCTTAGAGCAAGAAGTCGTCAGGCTGTATTTAGAGTAGAGTCAGATGACGACTCAGACGGTAACGATAACGTAGGTTGGAGATTAGGAGCTACCAGATTAGATATTAAACCAGACGGCAGAAGATAATGGCAAAGTTATTAGAAACTAGCCTTCCGCTTGCTCAGGGAGAGATGTCTCCTGAAATTTTTAATAGATTAGTTAGGATTCTTGAGTTAAACTTAGGACAGTTCGACCCAAATCGAACGCCGCAGTTCAACGAAACAGAAATTGCGCAATTAAACTTTTTAGAAGGTGATGTGATCTGGAATACTTCTCAAGGAGTATTGCAAGTTTATATAGGAAACAGTTGGACTCAACTACATACACCCAACTCACCTAATAATGGTTTTAAGGCTACAGCTTCTTTAGGTGCTGTTTCTGTTATAACAAAAGGTGATATAGCAGTAAATATAACAGTAACTTAAAATTTAGGATATTTTTATATGTTGGCAAAACAAAAGATACAGGAAGAATCATACAAGCTAAAAAATTTATTGCTTGGATTTCCTTCTGATTGGTTTGTTAACAAAGATACTTTAAAAAAAGCAAAAGCATCTATACCTAATATAGTAGATTTTTATAAAAGCGAAGGTACAAACAATCCAAAAAAATTACCTTTAGAAAGTGTCATACAAGAACCGTTAAAGGATGTTTATACAGTTCCTTTGTTTTCTGACAAGTTTTGTAAAATATTATTAGATGAAATAGATAACATGCAAAAAGAATTTGCATTTATCCCTAATCCAGAAGAAGACGAGCTAAGACAGATACCAGAGATAGTTCTTAGCGAAAAATGTCCAGATTTATATATTTCATTGATGCAGGTAGTTCAATCACTAATCAACCCAATACTTGTAACTATATGGAATCGCCACGTTACAGGCGGAAACATACAGATAGCTAACTACAACTTAAAAGATAAAAAGCAGGGAGCTTGGCATCACGACGCCAGTTCAGACGTTAGTATTGTAGTCCCTTTAAATACAGGTGATTACAAGGGTGGAGGAACAGAATTTTTAAATAGAGGAGTTGTAGAGCCATTACCTACAGGTAGTGGTTTGATATTTCCAAGTTATACACACATGCACAGAGGACTAGCAGTAGAGGAAGGAGATAGATATTTGTTGGTTTTTTGGTTAACATCTATAGATGAAGATATTAACAGCGAAGAAAATAAAGGGTAAAATTGTAATATGAATAGAATAGACAACAGCGGAACAGGATTAGCAAGGCTAGGACGCGACGAAGACCAGTATATTGCTCACGTCGCTCAAGGCGAAATGGTTGTACCACCTGTTATATCTCCAGAAACAAGGCAAAGAATAGAACAAGAACTGCGAGCAGCAGGCCTATCTCCAGATGAATATAAGGTAGGAGAAGGTATGTCTATCAATCCAATTACAGGTATGCCTGAATTTGGTTGGTTAAAGAAAACATTTAAGTCAATTAAAAAAGTAGCTAAAAAAGTAGCTCCTGTTGTTGGACCTTTAGCAAACTTTATTCCTGGCGTTGGGCCAATTATGTCAGCAGCAATTGGGGCTGGAACTACAAAATTAGCTGGTGGTAGCTGGAAAGATGCTTTAAAAGCAGGTGCTTTTAGTTACGGAGCAGGTAAATTAGGTGGAGGTATTGGTGGTTTAAAAGGTAAGCCAACAGGCGGTAACTTCTTTGGAAATGCAAAAGAATATCTTTTTAAAGGTAAAGATGGCGTAGGTCTATTTGGAAACTTGGGCAAAGGTATTACTGGTTTAAAAGATAAAGCAGGAGAATTTATATTTAAAGGCGATGACGGCGTAGGTTTATTTGGCAATACAATAGGAAAAGGTTACGAGTATGTTATGCCTGGTAAAGATGGTGTAGGGTTATTTGGTAACTTAACAGGCGGTGGTCAAGGAACAGAATACGAAATACAACCTGGAGATAACTTAACCGAAATAGCTAAAAAAAGCGGAACTACTGTAGAGGCTTTAATGGAAGCTAATGGAATTAAAGATGCTAATATGATTCAAGCAGGAGCAAAATTAAAAATTCCTGGATCTAGTGGCGGCTTTGATATTAAAAATTTATTCGGCGGTGGAACTGATGGACAAAGCAGACTTGGATTAATAGAAGATATGCTAAAGGGTAGAAGTTCCGATCCTGTTAGAGATGGAGGCGGTCTTGGAGGATTCCTTGGCGGAGGAGGTTCTGGTGGAGGTATGGGCAATTTAGGTGTTGCAGGTATATCAGCTCTATTAGGAAAAATGGCATACGACTCTGCTAAAGATCGTATGGGTGGATTAGCCGCAACTCCAGCAGTAACAATGGATTCTCTTGGTAGATATTCTTTATCTAAAGCTTTAGGTACTGGTGGAACTAGAGAAGAGTTTGGTTTACCAGCCGCTCAAGAGTCCTTAAAATTTAATATGGGTGGTCCAGTTCAATACTTTAGTCAAGGTGGCGCAGCAATTAAAGAATTAGATATGCGTGATGGTGGCGAATCAGCAGGCCCTGGAACAGGCACTTCAGATGATATACCAGCGATGTTAAGTGATGGTGAGTTTGTAATGACTGCCAAAGCTACACGTGGAGCAGGCGCTTTTGGTATGAATAAAACAAAATCAGGTATAGAGCTTGTCAAAGGCGGTAAAGCCTCTAGAGAAAAAGGCGTAGAAAACATGCGCGAACTAATGAATATTTTTGAGGCAATATAATGGCAGAAACTCAATACTATAACAATACCAATCAAATGGTTCCTGTTGCTAGGTCTTTTGTAACAGACGAAAGAATAAGCGATCCTAATTTAAGAGAGTTTTACTTTGGTAGCCCAGATTACGAAGGAATATTAAGCGAAGGCAGAAGAGCTGCTAACAGAGCATACGGCACACCTTTTGAAGCTAAAGGCGTAGCAGGATTTTCACCCTTTGCTAATAGAGCGATGGAGTCTGCTTACTCTGGTATAGGTGGATACAAGCCATATTTAGACTTTCAAGGAAATGCTTTACTAGAAGGTATGGGGACAATTGGACAACAAAAGGGCTTGTTAGGTGAATCCTTAGAGGCTTATAGGAGAGCTGGAGAAATGCAACAGCCGTACTTATCTCAAGCAGAGCAACAGTACGGATCTGGCTTTAGAGACTTACAATCAAGTTTTGGTAGACAAGGACCATCTGCTAGAGACTATCAAAGAGCTTCATTAAAAGGCTTTGACCCACGTTCAACAGCAGCTTATTACAATCCTTTTGAACAACAAGTAGTACAACAAACAATAGATGACGTATTTAAACAAGGCGAGAAAGCTGATATTGCTCAAAGAGCAAGAGACATAAGTACAGGCGGAGAGTCTGCTTTTGGTTCTAGGGCTAGGCTAAGTGCTGAAGAAAGAAGATCTGCACTTGGTAGAGGCTTAGGAGAAGCGCTAGCTGGTATACGTTCTGGTGGATTTGATACAGCTCAGAAGAGGGCGATGGATGAATCAAGATTTGGTAGAGGTGCTTTGGAAAGAGCTGGAGCATTTGAAGCTGGACTTGGTAGAGATATGTCAGGAGCAAGAAGAAATTTTGCTGGCGATATTATGGGTATAGGTGGCTTAAGAGGCGATATAGCCAGAACTACTGCAGGTGATATCAGAGGTGTTTCTGGAGAATTAGGAGGACTTGGTAGAGATTACGCTGCATACGGTAGAGATATGGGTAATCTAGGAGGCTTGTATCAACAGTACGGTAGAGATGAAAGATCTGAATTAATGGGTCTTGATAGAGATGCTAGACAAATGAAACAAGCTGAAATAGATGCGATGTATCAAGCAGATCAACAAAACAGATTTGCTGGAACTAAAGCTGTAGATTATATGAGACAGTTTATGCCTAGCTATCAGCCTGGATTTAAAAATGTTCAAACTCAGTATGGAGAGCCAAACGATCCTAGAAATGCTGGTATAGCTGCTATGTTAGGTACATATAGAAGCTTCTCTCAACCTTATGGACAAGGCGCCCCTGGAGCTACAGATATGAGTAATTTATATGCTCAACTAGATGAAAGATATGGCAGACGAGATAATCAAGCACAAGGACAACCAGCAGGATCAGGTACAGCACCAACAACAAATGCAGGAGCAGGTGGTGGTGGATATAGTGGGTACGGTGGAGGCTACGCAGCATAATGAATAGAAACATATTAAATAGAAGTATGTTTGCTACTGGAGATGAGGTATTTGTTCCAACTGGCGAAAACCCATATCCTACCGCATATTCTTTTGGGACTGATACAGATAATTTTACAGAACCTAAAACAAATACACCTCTTGCTGACAGCACCCCAGCGTTGTTGAGTTCAGACGTTATTGACGAATTAGCAGAGTTAGGAATTGATGCAACAAATAAAACAACTAAACAACTTCAAGATGAAATAGATTCTTATATAGATAGAGAAAAAATGAGACTTATTTTTGATCCTACAGATCCCTTAGATTATGCAAGTGCTGGATTAACAGCATCAGGAATTGGAGCAGCTGCTGGCTTGGGTATAAAATCTGTTAAAACTGGATTTAAAGGAAAACAAGCTGCTGAAAAAATAAGTAAATTACAAACTATAAAAAATTTATTAAATCCTGTAAGAGTAAACCCAGGAAAAGTAACTCCAGCAACTTTTGGAGTAAACGTTGGTAAACAAACCTATAGTCCCAAAGTTCTTCAATCGTCTTTTTATGGAGTTACAGGTCTTGATATTATTAATCCTGATGATGAAACAAATTTAAATAAAGCAGAAGGAATAAATGTAGAAAAAACTACTCAAGAAGAATTAAATAAGCTTCAGGCTCCAAAGGATAAAAAGGAATTAGAAAAGAAAAAAAGAAAAGCAGAAGCCGCAGAAAATGATAGAGAAATAAAACGTATTGAAGCATTAATAAAAGATAATGAAGACTTTGATAAATTAAGATCTCAAGCTTATCAAGACCAAAAGAAAAGAAGGACTGGAAGAAACTTAGATATTTTTCTTGAATCAATGTCTGCCTCAATGGCTGGTACAAATAATTTAGCAGATGGCCTTGCTATTGGAGCTGCAAACGCAGCCAAAGCAGTTGGTGACGCAGATGAGGCAGAAGAACTTGCTAGATTAGAAGCAAATAAAAAAGCATTAGAGCTTGCTGAAGATTCAGATGTATCGGATCAAGATTTTCAAGATATAACTAAAAGATATCAAGAATCTGCAAAATTATTACAAAAACAATCAACTTTAATGGGTATTGTAGATGATCTTGACTCTGCTGCAGCTAGTGGAAATGTTACGGGTGTTGCTGGTGTATTGGGAAGATTGATGGAGGATATAACTGGTTTTACAGGAGTTGGCTCAAATGTTGTCGGAGCTGCTACAAAAGCCGTAAACCAAGGTAAGTATTTAACAGCTCAATCAATTACAGAAATATTACAAGAAGGTGGAAAAACTGTATCAGATAGAGATAGAGAATTAATTAAAGATATTATGGCTAACTTTGAAAACTGGTTTACATCAAAAGGTGAGGCTAGAGACAATTTGGCAAGAGTTAGGCTTAATATGCAATCAGCTTTTGAATCAAGTCAAGCAGACTTAAAAGCACTTAAAAGCAGGTTTGGAACCCAAATACCTGAACTAAGTTATTATGATAAAGCTTATGGTGTAAAAAATGAGTCAACAAATACAGAGAATGTAGATGATGCTGACTTGCAATTAACTCAAGAAGACTTAATAGACTAATGGCTATAAAGGTAAGACTACCAAATGGAAGATACATTAGGGTTAATACTGATGATTTAGAATACGCAAAAGCTAGGGCCATAGATTATTATAAAAATGAAAATGGAAAAGGTTTTGTAGATCAAACCACTAGAAACTTAGCAATTGATTTTGATAAAAATAATTTTGATTATGAAACAGGTGTTAATGCTCCTTGGTTAAGAGCAAAATTAGGAGCTGCAGAAAATCTTATTGAAAAAGAAACAGTATTAGAAGAAGCTGTTGGCGGAGAAGGTTTTACTAGAAATAGCAAAGGGGATTTAGCCTTAACTCCACTAGGTTTAGAAAAATTAGGTATTGAGCCAAGATCAAATCAAAATGTTGTTATAGATTCTAATAGAATGTTTGAGCTTGGAGATTTTGCAGACTTTGCTGGAATAGTAGGTCCTGTTGTTGGTTCTGTTGCAGGATCTATATTTACTAGAGGTAAATTAAAACCTCAATTTCCTGGACTTAAACATATAAGCCTAAAACAGTTAGGAGTAATATCTGCTGGTACTGGTACTGGAGCCGCTCTTGGTAAGTCAGCAGAAGAAGCAACAGAATATGTTGCTGGATTGCAAAAAAATACTCCTGGAGAACTTGCAGAGTTATTTGCAAAAGAAGCAGCTATAGGAGCTGGTGGAGAAGCATTATTTGGATTGGCTGGAAAAGCAATTAAGTACACATTTGGCCAAAAAGCATTATCAAGACAAGCGCTTGGAGCTGAAGACTTAAAACAAGCAGCAGCTATTACAAGAGGAATAGTAGATTCAAAAACAGGAAAAACTTATCAAGGTGCGGTAGCATTATCTGCATTAGATAGTCCTTTAAGTGGTCTTTTACAATCTATTACAGAAGAAGTATCAAAATACAAAGGAAGAAGAGTAGGACTAAGAAGCACCTTAATTACAGATACCAATAATTTAGTTAGGTCTACAAATGATTTGGCCAGCTCTTTTGACCAAACAATAGAAGATACTATTAAAGTTGGTTACGGAGATTCTGCCGCAGATTTAGCTGCAGGTAAGAATCTTGCAGGCAGGATTTCTTCATCTTTTGATAATGCAGAATTTAAGTTAGACCAAGCCAACAATAATTTAAAGAAAGTTGGTGATGATATTTTAAATGATTTTGATGCTTTTAAAGATCCAGCAACAACTCAAGCTGGTAGCGATATAAGAGAATTAACACACGATGCTTATTTTGCTTGGGATGCAACTCAAAGGCAGTTGTATGACAGTATCGGTAAATTTTTTGAGATACCTAGAAATATTAGTCAAGGACTTGAAAAAAGTGCTGTTGCGGGAAAAGCTGGTTTAGGAAGACAGGCAGAATTTATTGATCCAACTGCTCTAAAAGAGTACGTAGATATAATGGTTCAAAATTCTGTAGACGCATCTGGAAAAATAGATCCTGTAAAAGCTGGACCTCAATTACAAGCCTATCAAGATTTGTTAAATAGAACTGGTAAAAATTTAAGCTTAAAAGAATTAATAGAATTAAGGTCTGATTTAGCTTCAGCAAATAGAATTACAGATGTTGGACAGCCTGGATTTGCAAGTTTAGCATCTGCCCAAAGAAGCGATATGTTAACTATTATAGATGAAACTTTAGCAAGCTTAGAAAAAGGAGATTCTTTTGCTTATCAAAGTTTGGAAAGTTTTTTTACAAAAAATGTAGCTAAATCCAAAGAACAATTAGAATTAATTAATTTACAAATTAAAGATTTGGAAAAAGTTATACAAGGACCTTCTACCCCACCTCTAAGAAATCTTATAGATGATGTTTCAAAAACAAGTGACGATGCAAGGGTACAGGCAAACCAAGCAGCATATAACGATGTATTTGATTCTCAAAATGCAGATATACAAAAGAAAATTAGCAAAGCTCAAAATGATATTGCCTTTGCAGAGATAAATTTAGCTAAAGCGGTAGACAACAAAGCATACAATCAAAAAATATTAAATGATGGTATAGATCCAAGAGACAGAAGTTTTGGTTCTGGAGCAAGAGAGTTAACTCCCGAACAAAGAGCTGGATACGAGGCTGATTTAGCAAAAGCAGAAAATCTAAGAGTAGAGTCTAATAATACAATTATTCAAAGTAAAGAAATATTAGATCAAATAGAAGCCGATCCTCAATTTGTATCTTACAAACAAGTTGCTCAACAAGAATTAAAATTGTTTAAAAGAGATGCAGCTTATCATCAAAAAGTAATAGATGATATTACTAATAAAGCTTTTAAAAACAATAAAATTGATTCTAAAAAAATAAAAGCCCAAATAAAATCTATAAAAATAGCTAATAAATTTTATTCTTCTGGAATGCAATCTTTTGAACAAGCAACACTTAAAAGCATAATGGATGATGCTTTAGCTGGTGGACATAATACTGACAAAATATTAACCAACGTTATTTTAAAAAACAATAATGGTGAAGAAGTAAAAAGATTTTTAGATAGCTTGGATGTAGACACATCCTCATTTCAAAAACAAAGATATAAAAAAATAATAGATGGTAAAGAAGTTCCAACAGGAAGAGTTGACAGATCTAAGGGACCTGTAAGAGAGTCATTAGAATTTACAGCACAAGAAAGAAAAATATTAAAAGATGCAGATATAAAAGTAAACGAATTAACCTTTCAAAACGCAGATGAAGTGCAAGGAATTTTACAAAGAGAGTTTATAAGGCATATTGTTAAAACAACTCAAAAAAATGGAAACGTAACAAATTACAGACAAATAGCAAATGCCATAGAAGGATACGGAACAACAGGAGATATTTTATTTGGGCCTACTAAAAAATCTGAATTATTAAAATCTTTAAGACAAGCAGATGATTTAGTAAACACACAAGACGCCTCAGAGCTTAGAAGAATATTGAATAATACTTCTAATGTAGATCACGTTATAGATGACTTAAACGCTAAGATTGCTGCTCAAGATCAATTAACTGAGATAAGTAAATTAGAAATATACAATAAAATAAAAAATGGCAGTATAGACTCAGAAAATATAGTCAATACTTTATTTAAACGTGGAAACTCAGAAGACATTGTAAAAATAAAAGAACTACTTGGCCCTGAGTCTGTTGAATTTAAAGAGTTTCAAGTTGCTGCTATGAGAAAAATATTGAACGATTACTTAAAACCAGGTGATGATGTAATTGAAAAATTATTTGATGATAGTAAATTTTACGACGCAATTATGTCACCAAACGGATATGGTGAGTCTGTATTAAAAGAAACTTTTGGTGATGAACAATATAGATTATTAAAAGAAGCAGCAAAAAGAGCTAAGTTTGCAGTTGGGGGTGAAAGAGCCGCTGGTGGTGGTGGACTATTTACCCAAGGCTTTATGTTTAAGGTTTTATCAGCGCCAACTCAATTGATGGGCAAATTTAGTATGTTAAGATTTTTAGCAGTTGCTTTAGGAAGCAAGAGATTTTTAAGATGGTTGACTGGAGATGTTGGAAATCAACAAATTATTAAAGAAATGCCAGAAATACTTGAGAAGATGGGTTACTACAGAGGACTAAACTTTGAAGATAGTATTACTGGATTTAGAGCAGGACAACCTATAAGAAGATCAATTGGCATTCAAATACCTGCAGAAAATATTAAAGAGACTAATGAATATATAGAAAGACAATATGAAAATAGACTTGTTGATCCTAAAGCACCTATAGCTGTAACACCTTTAGAATTGCCAGAAGTTGAATCAACTGCTTCTTTATCTCGACAAGGACAAACACCAATCAGTAGAAGTCTTTTAGGAAACTCTCCAGCTAACCTAGAAATAGCCGAAAGAAGATTTAACGAAATAGATCAAGGCTTACAAGGATTAGCCTAACTCTTTTTATTATAAGTTAAACCCATTTCTTCTCTATCAAATCCTAGCGGATGTTCTGATAGACAAGTCATTTCATCTTTACTTAAATGCACATACGGCTCTGAGTCTTCTTCATAGATAGGCTCTGCTATCGTACCGAATCTAACGTCATACTCCTTACCTGCTTTCCAGGTATGCGAGTAAACACTATCAGTCATAGCAAATACCAAAACAAAAGGATGGCCAGTAGCTAAAGATAAAGCTGCGCCCATTCTTAATTTAGAGGTGCTAAGTAGTAAAGTGTCATACCTATCTATACCGAAGCTACGACATTTAACTTCTAACCAGAAGCAGGTATCACTACTTTCACACCAGTAATCTAGTCCGTATGATACTGGTAGCTTATTGCACCTAACATCCCATAATCCTTCTATAAAACCAGCCACACGCTCCTCGCGTTTCTGGTCGCTTATTGTTTCCATCTTTGGTTTTGGATTCATACTCCACTCCTTTAATCATCAAAGAACTCAGGATCAATAGCAACAATACGTTTTGTTGGCCTACCTGTTGTTTTGGTCTTAACATCTTTCTCTTGGATTTCTCCAGAGTTCTTCAGTCTTTCTATAATTTCTTTTACCTCGTATGACTTCATACTTCTAAATATTTCACGCCTATCTATATCACGCTTACTGATACCTATATCTCCTTGGGATCTAATAAAGCTCAACACTTGTTTTATCTTGCTCTCTGTCTCAGAGCCTGCAACTTTGTCTTCACAGTTATCTACAAGTAGTTGATCGTAGTAATACACATAATCAATTGCCCACTTAGTTATATCGCTTCTAATAATATTGGTATTATGATCATCAGCTAAAGCACATATCAAAGCTAATCGCATAGCCTTTTCTCTAGTCCTAGACAGCAATACTTCTAAGCCATCTTTTTCTAAGGCGTCTTGTTCTTCTATTAGTTTGTATGCAAGCTTGGTTAACAAGTCTTTGCTTTCGTTATCAAAGGTAAGCACACGTTGTTTAAAGTCTAACTCTGAATTGTTCTTAGCCAGCTCCTCCATTTCATTTCTAGTCTCTCGCATCTTTCTAACCCATTCACATATAGCGTGAGAAGGTTCTCTAAATGGCACCATCTTGCCTACAACTCTAGGAAGCTTGGACTCAACAACAATAAACCTATTTAAAAATCCATCTACAATTCTTCCTGTAGATAAAGCACCGTAAAAATTCTTTGGAACACTCATACCCATAAGTGTTATAGCTGGTTTAATTGTTGATCTATCCATAGCTTCTTGCTGTTGCTTGCTAGACATATTCATAAGAGAGTAGTTATCAGGTCTGATAGTACCGTGACAACGGCCCCAGGCTTCCATGAGAGCTTGTAGGGCGTCTTCTTTATTAGAGTTAGATGACTTGGCTATACTTTCTAATCTTTTACCAAACTCGTCCATTACAGTAATGTGAGTTGGTTTATGTCGCAACAAACTATAAACAGCTCCACTTGATGTATAACCATCTCCAGCCATTAAATCTATATGGCCAGAGTTATCTAATACAGATTCAATAACTGTCTTGGTATTCTCTTTACCTTGACCAGACTTAGCAATACACATGAAATACAAAGACGAAAAGTTATTCATATCTGATTTATACATACGACCAGCAGCCACAGATCCAACACCTAACGCTGACTGTAAACTTAAAGCTGGCTGCGATATCTGAGCTATCTGCTCTGAATATTGGTAGATGTCTTTAATAATTCCTGGAGGGTTATACAACTCTGCTGGCTCTTTGATAACCCTGTTCTTGGATATATAACTAGGAGCAGCTTGGTTCTTACGCTCATGGGTTTTCATAATAGAGTTAACTGTTGTAGCTATCTCTGAATCTTCTAAAGGTGGTTTATTGCTTCTATTCCAAGATTGCAAAAAGAATTGAGTGAAGTCTGTATTCAATCCTTTAGCAATCAGATAACCTGCCAACCTAGCTGCAGTATCATTACGGCTTCCTTCTGCAGCGGCTTCAAGGGAGAGAGGTGTCGCTATAGGTTTGCCGTTAATCTTGTCTGCGCCAGTTACCTTTACCCAATCTTCGCGAGAGAAGTCTGGCAAGTCACCTGTATCATGCAATTCCCAACCTGGTATTACTTGAGGTTCATAGATGGCGCCAGTAGCATGAATATTATAGGGGGCGATAATCAAGCCACCGACGCCTCTTATATCAATCAGTTTTGCTGGGTCATAACCAGCAATCCTGCGAGCGACATAAGTTGTAAAATTTTCTGGGTTGTTATAGTAATAGTGC